TAAGGTTGGTTACCAAGAGTGGCCCATCCAAGACTTGATGACCCCTTGAAGCCCCGGTAGGGTGTGTAAAACATCAAAATGACTTGTGATTTAGGGTGGTGACATTTTAGCTTTGAAAAAGTCTATGAGGTCCTTGTGGCCTCCTTTGGCCGCACAACGCAACCCCAAATTCCAGTCCGAAGCGCCCTTGGAAATGAAAAAGTCGACAAGGTCCTGATGGCCTCCTTTGGCCGCACCGTCCATCCCCCAGTTTTCTGATGTCTACTTGGTGGGGTTTGTGGCCACAACCCCCGAGGCGACCGTCATCATGGTCATCCTTGACCCTCGTTTTGCGGCCCTTCAACTTTACGAGTTTCCACTGACTCTCCGCATCGCCCGCGACGAAGAAGTCTTTCACACGTCTCTCGTATACCGTGGAACCGCCGTTGGTACCACTGGAACCACTTCCCTCTTCCTCTCAACTGACGCCTTTGTCATTCCGGGCACCCTCTTGGTCATTATGGACACAGAGACCGATGCCCGTGAAATCTTTGGCCTTTGGTCTGTTGGCCCCGTCATTCCGGGCTACTTTGTGGGCATCTCGCGCCTTGGGGCCCTGTACCACTCGTTTTACCGCCTTCGCGGCGGCGTCTTGCTTGGTGAGGAGGTTACCGTCGTGGAGGAAGATGCGAGCCGGTTGGAGGGAGCTGCCGGATTTTCGCTCATCGGCGAAAGGTTTACCTTTACGGCCTACCGTCAAGGGATCGACCTTGTCTACAATGCCAAATCGGTGGGAGAGTGGGGACCCCTTGCGAACCCACTTCTCGCCTCATCTGAAGTCGCCCTCCGTATTTTTTACGGATGATACTTTTTAACCAAATCGATTGTCTTTTGTCTTGACCTGATTCAAATCCCTTGATTTGAATAAATATTATGGCCCAACACAAATTTTATAAGGAATGACAGGGAATTTTATTCATGTACCTTTTGAAACGACGACATTTCATATTGTGTTGGACCATAGTTTGTAATTGCCTCTTCTGTAAAAAATGAAGAATCGTGAAATAAAATAAATGACAAAAATCTTAATTGTAGACAATGCCTATGAACCCCACAAGCGTAAAATGACATCCAAGTTGATTTTGCTCTTGATGGGCCTTTTTTCAGAAGTTCATGTTGTACAAACCCCAGAGGATCTTTTGAAGCACCCCTTGGATGAGGTGGCCGGATTCATCTTGACCGGATCCCACCACCGGATTTCCAAGTATGGTGTAGACAACCTTCCAACCCTCTACTTGAATATGGCCGCCCTCACTTCGGGCAAGCCCGTCCTCGGCATTTGTTTTGGTTTTCAATTTATGACGTGGGTGGAGGGTGCCCCTATTCGCCGGCGGTGTGCTCGACGGTGTGGAAAGTTTCCCACCCTTCTTTCTTCAGGGGACGCCGTCCCCCTCCACTACCATTGTTGTGACCAACCCGTCTACATTCCCAAGGACTTTGTCATTGACGGATGGGATGCAGTGTCGGGGGAGGCCCAAATCATTCGTCACCAATCAAAACCATGGATGGGGGTCCAATTTCACCCCGAAGTCTCCGGGCCCTTTGGCCTTAACCTTCTAAGCCTCTTTATTCAATTTTGTCTTTTTCACAACCCAAGGTAAAAACATGGGTGACAAGACCAAAGACCTTCACGATACCTTTGCTTCGCGGTGTGACCCCGCCTATTCCTATGCGGCCCTCCCTCTGAGTGTCTATGACGGAGACACCCTCCGCCTCAACATTGACTTGGGGTTTGGAATTTGGAGACGGTCAACCAAGATTCGCATGTGGGGCATCAACACCCCCGAGTTGCGCGGAGAGGATAAGGAGGCTGGCAAAGCCGCACGAGATTTTTTGCGGAATCTCCTCTTTGACGGCGGAGAACCTAAACCGGTGACCCTCTACTCCATCAAGGATCGAACGGGCAAGTACGGGCGTTACCTAGGAATCCTTGTGAAGGACGGAAAGATTATCAATGAAGAATTGATCAAGGCAGGTCATGCCGTGCCAATGATTTACTAGGGCTCCGGTCAGATGAACTGACCGTTCACCCTATGGTCTTCGGCCAAATTTGTAATAAATTGCCGTGATTTTATCAGTGACTTTATTTTCGGGTATCAATTCATTTGTCCTCAGCCCTAACGGCAAAAAGGAAAATGTTCTTGAGATACAATAAATGGCTGAAGAGGGGAAAGTCTATGATGATGTGAACGCCGCCTACTATGTCTTGAAGAAAGAATTGGATGACAAATTGGATGGACAAAAAGAATCATGGAAGAAACAAACCGACGATATTATTCGTGATGCCGAGGTGGATCTAGAAAAAGCACGTAAACTCTACGAGGAAGAGAAAAAGAGACAAGAGAAAGAGTATGACGAATTGTTTCAAGTCACGGATCTTAGGGCAAGGGTGGGTAAAGCACAGTCTATAGTGTAAAAAGCCAGGGAGCTTAGGGAAAAGGCGAATAAAGCAGATGCCGACACGAAAGAAGGCAGGGAGCTTAGGAACGAGGCAGATAAAGCAGAGGCCAGTATTCAAGGTTTAGACATCCAATCTCTTTTAGAGAGTCAAACCAATCTAGAACATAATTTAAAAGCTGTTAAAGACGCCGAGCTTCAAATGCTTCACAAAAATCTTCAAAATACCGAAAAGCAAATTGAGGATAAGAAGCAAGAGGAACTGAAAAGGCTTGATCAAAGGTGGGAGCGATTGATAGGTGTTACGAAGACTCATTTTCAATTAATAATGGATGCCCAATTGGAAGCCTTCAAGAAGGCCTTCAAGAAGAAATTTCCTGATCTTACCAATTCGAGTTGGGTATCGAAGAAGAAACGATCAAGACGTGCTTTGCGTTCTCGGTCTGTCGGCAAAAAGACATCCAAAGTTCGCAAAAAGAAGGCACGTCGCCATGTAAAACATAAAAAGCAAAAATAAACATTTTGACAATTTCTACCACTTCTTAATCTCTCCTTTTCCTCCAATGGCGTCCCTCCAAGCCCCTGCCTTTGAAGGTCCAAGCCTCAAAGTAACTGTTGGCGATCTGGACCCTCCCCACCACACCAATCGGTCCTTTGTTATCGGGGCTGCGGTGCTCCAAGTGGTCCTCTTTTTCCTCTATGGATTTTGCACCGACTATGACCAAGAAGCTCTTCCCACTGGCACAACGGTCAATCAAAACGTGCGCCAGTTTTACGGCGTCTTTCAAGATGTCCACGTGATGATTTTTATTGGGTTTGGGTTCTTGATGACCTTTCTCCGCCGTTATGCGTGGTCATCTCTTGGCTTTAACTTTTTCATTGCCGTCCTTGCCATCCAAGTGTCCATCATCATCAATGGCTTTTTCCACCGCCTCTTTGACGACGAAGGATGGCATGCCATCCACCTTTCCATCGAAACTCTGATTGCCGGCGATTTTGCGGCCGCGACGGTCTTGATTTCCTTTGGTGCCCTCCTTGGCAAGGCCACTCCTCTCCATCTCTTGGTTCTCCTTGTCGCCGAACTTGTGTTTTATGCTCTCAATGAGTCTCTTGGAGTCATTGTCTACGAGGCCGTGGATATGGGAGGCTCCATGTTTGTTCATACCTTTGGCGCCTACTTTGGGATGGCTGCCGCTTGGGCTCTTGGACGGTCGGCCACTCCCGACGCCAAGGCCAATGAGAAATCCGTCTATCATTCGGACATTACCGCAAGCCTTGGCATGCTCTTTCTCTGGATGTTTTGGCCCTCCTTCAATGGCGCCCTCGCTCCTGGAAATTCCCAGGAACGTGTCATTGTCAACACCCTCCTTTCCCTCACCGCCTCGGGCGTTTCTGCCGTTCTTCTCTCGATGTGGCACGGAGGTGGCAAGATGTCTATGGTTCATTTCCAGAATGGTGTCTTGGCGGGGGGTGTCGCGGTGGGGTCCTCTGCTGACCTTGTAATTGGTCCACACGGAGCTCTCATTGTGGGGTCAGTCGCCGGCGCCGTTTCGGTTTTGGGCTACATCTACGTCTCACCCTTTCTCACTACACGCTTCAACCTCCACGACACATGTGGGGTCCATAACCTCCATGGCCTTCCCGGCATCATTGGGGGCCTTGGTGGGGTTATTTCTGCCGCCTCTGCCGGGTCTTCCGCCTACGGAGACGCAATTGGCGACATTTTCCCGGCACGCGATGGGTCCGACCCGCGGTCTGCCTCCCGCCAAGCCTGGTTTCAGCTGGCTGCCCTTGTGACGACTCTTGGAATTTCAATTGGCGGTGGCCTCTTGACCGGAAGCCTTTTGAAACGACTCGATAAGAAGGCCAAGGAAATGGAGGACGAAGATTGGCAGGAGGATGAAATGGATCCTTGAATATGGAATTTTTATGCTTGATCCTTGTGTTTTAAAATCAATAAATCACCCCCTTTCAATAAGGAATCCCTGATTCATGACCATGGAGATTCGGCTGAAAGCGGAATTTTCAAGAAAGTTGTGTCGGAAATCGCCGACACAAGTCTTCATCGTGCTTATAGGGCCATGGCTCGTCAAGAAGAGCAGTCCTTCGCAGGATCGAGCACATGAAACACACCGTGCCACAACAAGGTCGGCAGCAAATGGAGGCGCAGTCTTCACACCTAAAGGTCTGGCCTGCCTCTTCCGGGCGGGCAAAAGGTTTCACCATAACAATCACCAGCCACAGGCAATTTGAAGGTGATGAAATTCTAGCAGAGCCTTGCGTGGCGCGCATGGTGGCTGCTGGAGAATAATAAAAGGTTTGGGAGAGGCGGATCAAACGTTCCATGTAGGATCCGTCATCTTTGAGGTCTGAAATTGCTGCATCAAGTGGATCGCTAAATTCTAAAGAACTATCTGAGAATTCCATTTTGTTATCTTTATAAAAACTTCTTTAGGCCACCACAAAAAAATACCCTTTATTTTTTCATGGCTTCAAGACAACCTAGACTTGAACATGCAGAACGTCAAAAGGCCAATGAAAGGTTTATCGAAGAAATTTTGGAACCCACGCCACACACCTTGTTGTGGTATGACCTAGGTGATGGTAAGTGCAAACGCGTCATTCATGACTCGGGCTTGGCCCTTGTCCTCTATGTTTCGCCAGATAAATCGGCCTACCTTGTATTTACCCAAGTCGACCAAGCAATATGTAACTATCCCTATGTGTCTCCACGGACTATTTCCTTGCCACCCTACCCCCAAGTCTTTTGCCCTACCTTTGGGGAATGGTCAGTCGCTTCGACAATGCCCCTGGCCCTTTTATCCTTTGCTGCCGATCTAGATTTGACTTTGAATGCGGAAGAGGAAGACATTAATGAAGGCCTTCATCCCCTTTCTCCCACAACCCCCCAGATCGAAGTCTTGCCCCCAACTCCGCCTTTTGAAAGAGTCTTTTTTGGACCCATCATTTCAAAAGACGATGAGTTTTATGGCTACGTGGAGGTGAGACGGAATGCCGCCACGGGAGGGTCCTTGATGTTTGTGGCCAATGGGTCAGTATGGACTGGAGTCGCGACCGTCAAGGACTTGGGAGGTGCCCTTCCAAAAGATTTGATTGGTCATCCAGGATTGATTTGTGACCGGTTTGGTGAGTACCTCTCATGGAAAAATGCAGGAGAATGGCGAGAGGACAAATGGAACGAAACAGAAGGATGGCTGAGTCCGCACAAGGAACTTTTGGAAGAACCAGCATGTCTAAGCCCATCAAGTCCAATATTGTCATCAAACCCAACGCCGCCATCAACCCCAAGATCACCAGAAAAATCCATTCAAGTTTGGCTTTGAGAAATTGAAAAAATACATTGCTGATATGACTACACACATCACCCTCACCTTCTATGAGTAGCCTCTCCCTTCCCGACGACATCCTTACTTGTCCCTTTGATGAGCTTGACTACCTTGACTTGGGTGGACGTGAGCGGCGCCCTTGCGACTTGACCCACATTGATTGTCACAAATGCTGATCTCCCACCAAGTCAACGTGGCCCGTGGCGTTCCATTGATAGTTTCAGGCGCAAGGTCGTGATTGTGCGCTACTTCCAAGGACGTACTAACTCAACCAACGAAATTGTCTGGGAGAGCGAACCCAAGGTTCAGGCCATCTTTCAACGCTACACTGCTCGCAAGGACGATTGGCGTGCTTCTGGCCATTATAGTGATTTCTTTGGTTCTCCTTCAGGAATTTCCCAGGAGGACCGCCTCTTGCTTTGTGACCTTCTGAAGGGCTCCATGGTTTCTCGTGGCAAGATTCGTGTCATTTTGAAAATTCCACCCTTGATTCAATTGACCGCAGGTCAACCAAATCAGACGATTTGCACCTTGGTGGAATCTGCATCGTCATGATGAATCAGAGATTTCTTTTTGAACAAGGATGATGCTGAGGGTGAATAATTTATAAAGGGCCTGACCCCTTGGATCCTCGGTCAGGTTCGATAATCACTTGGTGACATGGAGTCACGGTGACACGGATGGATGCCATGGGAAAGTAGCAAATTCTTTCTCCACGTGGCCCTGTTGACGACTCGGCCCCTCCACACCGCACATGACCTGAAGAAACTTGAAGATTTATGAGATTTCCCAAAGAATAAATACGCAACCACATTCTATCGTCTCCACCTAAGACCACGGGTTGAGACTGGCGAGGCCAGAGGGTAAAGGGTGGACCACCAAGGTGGGCAACTTCGACGGGGAGCCATGTCCGGTTATGCATGATCCAATGGGCAATCCCGACTGGAGGGGCAGCAAAGGGTACGATGGGAGGCCCGTAGGGGTTCGAGGGACCAAAGGATCCATAAGGGGACGATCCATAAGGCGAAGCCGGTCCATAAGGACCCGAAGGGGACGATCCATAAGGACCCGAAGGGGACGATCCATAAGGACCCGAAGGGGACGACCCGTAAGGACCCGAAGGGGACGATCCATAAGGCGAAGCCGGTCCATAAGGACCCAAAGGGGGCGATCCATAAGGACCCAAAGGGGACGACCCGTAAGGACCATAGGCTTGATAAGGATTTGGACCACCAAACATTTTTATTAAAAGGGTAGGAGGAGAATTTACTTGATCTACAAAATCTCAACTTAAACGTTTTACTTTCCCTTGCGTCCCTTGGCTTCGGCAGCCGCCTTGACGACCACCTCACTACGACCACATGTCAAGAGGCAAGGCTTGATGCGAGTAGAACGTGACCATCCTCCGAGACGGCATGAGGTGAGAGTTGTCCCTCCTTCGGGTTGGGTGCAACACTTGGAAGTGGTGTTTTTGATTTGGCAGCAATTACAACCTTTTGGCATTTTTTATTGATTAGGCGAGGTATTTCATAGATGGGTCAGAGAAATGAAATCATAAAACCAAGAAACCTTTTGCCCCATTCTCTAATAAATGTCATCCGAGGAGACCTCCCTGGAGGACAACATCCTCAAAGTATTTTTCAATTCATTGACAGCCAAAGACAAAAATGCGTGGCAAGATTCTCTGGTTGTCATTTGGCCCTCTGTCCGAATTGTCGGGGCCCCATCGCATGAAGAGGTTATGAAGCGCTACGGGGTGACGCTTCCCACTGTGTGGACTTCCGAGTCGGTCACCATCCTGGCACAAGGTTTCCTTGACGTTGTTGGTCTCTACATGAAAGAAATGGGAGATGCGCGGTGCAAATTCAAAGTTGATTCTATGGCCCTTTGGGCAGCAAATCTCTTGAAAATGAGAGAGCTTCGACTTCCACAAGGCCTTGTTGACTTTGCTCGCCATCTCGCCACTTATTTGGACAGTCACCACTGCTCCGTCTATAGGCCTCCTCCCCCCACGACGCCTGCCCCAAGGCCAGCCAAGCCAGAAGCTCAGAAAGAGCCAGAGAAGGCATCGCCGTCGCCTCAACCGTCCCCTCGCCATCCATCACCGACCCCGTCTTCTCCCCACTGGGGCGCCCCAAAGTCTCCGGCCGCCTCTACAAAAACCCCGCCTTCGACTCCATCCTCCATGGCACCAAGTGACTACCAAAATTTTCTTCATCGAGCAGGCCAAGACCCTCGCCAGCACGAACGCCTCACCCAGCTTGTATCTCTGATGTTTAATTCGGGGCCCATTGCTGCCTATGCCTACATTTCCTCCTTCAAGGCCCTTTCGTCCCGTGACCGTTTGGGGTTTACAACCTTTTGGCGTCACCTCATCCTCTACCTCTTTTCCCAGTTTCACCTCCCCGAAGCATGTAGTGTCATGTTTCGTCTCTTTGAGTCTCTCCGCAAACCCTCGGCCGACCATGAGGTCGATTGGAAAGAGGCCTATCCCCATGTCAATTTTCGTGCCTTGAGTAGCGAGTTTGATGCCCTCCTTGACGAGTGTGTGGCACTGACGTGCAAGGTCACTGGGGAGCACCTGACAAGGGTGGATGAAGACGCCTGCCGCATGAGTGGGAATTGTTGGGTTGGTGGCGCGTGTTATGCCCACACAAGTCTTCCAAGTGAGTTGAGTGAGTGGGAGGCCCACCTTGTGGCTGTCGCTCCCCAACCCGCCTCTTATGACGATTGGGTACGTGATTTTATTGGGAAAGCCATGCGTGGGGAGACTACCCTTCCCAAGGATTTGGCTCCGTCTCCTCATGGCTTTGCCTCACCATCCGGCTTTGCCTCACCCCGTAGAGGTTACCGAGGCTCACCATCCGGCTTTGCCTCACAGTCCGGCTTTGCCTCACAATCCGGCTTCGCCTCACAATCCGGCTTCGCCTCACCGAAATCACCTTTTGGCGCTCCGTCCCCCTACCCGTCGTCTTCCAGATCTCCATCGTCGCCACGTCGCCACGGAGGGTCACCCGATTCATCGGCCACGATAAGTCATGCGGTTGTCATAGCCAAGAAACGACTAGATGACCTCCACCGTCTCCTCCAAAATTTTCTACTTCGAATCCTTTCAAGCAGAGGAAATATCAGTGGAGATGTAGCCAGGTACCAAAGTGATACGATGCGTGAAGTGAGTCGTGTAGGTGCCGAGTTGGTCAAGTGTTCCGTCACCCAGTGGCATGATCCAAAACAAGTCATCAGATGCATCGGACAAACAGAACCTTTGCTCGGCAAAGTCGAAGAAAGGTTGAACAGTCTAGCAAATCACATGGAAACCCCCTCTTCTAGTGGTGGGATAGACGAGTCTGAACGATTTGGATGGATTTTAAAACAAGTCTTGATGTGGCAAGTTGCTTTGCTTACCACTGCTCAAAATATTTACCTTGCCAGTCGTTACCAATCAAATGGTCGTTTTGGTTTTGGGAAAGCCTTTGATGCCGCTCGTCCTCTATTTAGATCCATAATCTTTGTCATCTTGACCCTCCTCGTCGGGCGTGTGACAGGTGGTTTTGAAGAAGCTTATGTCATAGGTCGATTGTCAGAATTGAAAATCTCACAGTTCTTGATCCTATTTCGGGTTATTCCCATTGTTTCAAAATTTTCGGAATGGCGTGGACTTTCTCTCACACTTGGCTTGATTCCAGGTTACCTCTTGACCCAGCCAGAATTTACCTCAAAAGACCGTTTGGAAGTGACCAACTTTTTACTCGCTGCAGAAAGTTTTGTAAAGTGGCTTGAATTCTTGCATGACTTTGCGTGGTTAAGCACTTGGTTGAAGCCATCTGAGGATGCAGATGACGGACCTAGTCCTAAAGACCTTCTCAACAAATTTAAACCCGCGACCATTCCACCGCCACCAGATGGGCCGCCGCCACAACTTCCTCCCGCTTCGCCTCCGCCCCCTCATTCTCCCCCACTTACCCGAACCGCAGTGGCTTCTTATACACGCGCTTTAGAAAGGGTGGGTCAGGGAGTTTTGCGTGACTTGCAATATACCCGGACCTCAAGACCAGACAGGACGTCCCCCCTTCAACATGTTACCAATCGACAGTTGTTGTCCGAGCTGCAGAGGATGGGGGGACTTGCACGCGAGTGGATTGATGGGTCGATGAAATTCCATCAAGATGGAAATATCCTGACTCTTCTTCCATCCAATCGAGATTACGTAAACTTTCAAAAAGGAGTAACTGCACTACCCTCTCACCCCACGGAAATTGTTAAGCATTTACGCATGATGTATGGCCTGACGGCATTGGATCATTCCCAAGACACTCTTTATCTCACGGAGGATGATAGGGTGAAAAATTTGAGTATTGCAAAGGCTAGTTTAGAGAAGGGATTGGAAATCAGCTATCCTATTCAGATTGAAATTGTGTTTCGGAGCTCTGTCACCTCCCATCGCGATAGTTTGGAAGAAACAGAGTCGCGTAACCATTTCTCTAGAACACCTCACAGGGGCCGCCATATACAACCCAAAAATCCTTTCTTCTTTGTTGCCCTCTCTGAATATGGGAGGGAGTTGGCAGATGATTTAACTCGGATTTCAGGGTATGGTTCGGAAGGAAAAGTGGTCTTAAGACGTTATGGAATTTACCTAGATTTTTCCCAAAACCAGTTGAGAGATGGAATAGTCCTTCAGGACGAAACACACGGAACTGATACCCTCCATAGACTTATTTCCGAAGGTGGTTCAGTCCCTTTGGAAAGTCCCCACCCGCGCAGGGAAGCTCTTGCTGAAGTTGACCTTTCGTCTCTCGTCACACCTAACTTTGCCGAGGAGAAATTTCTGGTAGATGGCCCTTTGAAAGACGAATCCCAGACCCTTATGAACAACCTCATATCCGTCTCCACCTTGCCTCCATCATGGACATCGGTATTTATCGGTGGGGTGTGGGAAGCAAGTTTGAACGTTACAAAAAATGTTCTGGGTGAAAGTCTTCATGATGTGCCCCCTCTCCCACCCGTCTCAATATTCTATCCTGGGAGGCCAGAGGAGAAGGATGATGAACAAGGACCCGATGTTCAACATCTTGGGTCAGGAATTGGCCTTTACACTGGCGAGCTTCTTTTAGCAAAACAGAAACCCAACCTGTCAATCCTCCTTGAATTCGGTATGGCATCCTTGGGAACTTCCTTTGAACTTCTTCGAAAATTCACTCAGAAGTTAATCACATCCAGCCGAACTCTTCCTACCCCTAAATTTTATGACTTTGCTCTTCGAGAGATGACTCTGCCATTGCCTCCGCCGTCTCCCGAGTCAACCATCAAAGCTAGTGTTCGCTCTGGAGCCCCAATTCAGATTTTAGCCCGATGGTCTTCCACAGATCATCTGGCTTGGACAAACCTTCTCATGGCCCTCTCCGCCTTTCACCTTTATCCCTCCTTGATAAGCTTGACAAATCTTTATTGTCGCTCCGTCTTGGCGACAGGTCATCGCGCCTTGATGGCATCGCTTGGAAAGGAGTGGAGGGCGCTTTTCCGTCTTTTCCAGATAGAGAGTGGGACGGTCCAGAGCTATTCGCCTTCCATTTTTGACAGACTTAGGGTGCCGCCTTCTATAGATGAAACAGAAACTTCTGCAAGGAAATTAGAAGAATTTCCCTTGTAGAACTTGTGGTATATCATAGTGTTGTCTCAAAACTTTTTGAGGCAACTATAAGACCTCTCCCACCCGTTTGATCCCCTCGTCACAGACTTGCCATCTCTTAATAAATATGAGAATATGGACTTCTTTGAAAGCCGCAGGTGTGGCAGTCGACACTCCTCGCCATACCCTTGGGAGAGGAACTTACGGCGATGTGTTTTATTACGAAGGATCGCACGGCATCGCGATAAAAGAATTTAAAGACTTGGATGGCATCATCGATGCATGTGTCTGGCGTGAAATTGAATTTTATCATTATGCTGAAGAGGAAAAGTTGACTTGGGCGCCTCGTCTTGTAGGGGTCATCGTGAACCACCAGACTGGCAAGGTATGTCTTTTGATGGAACGTCACGGGAAGTGCCTACACAACTTGATAAGTTTGGGTAAGCTGAGCAAGGAGGCCAAGAAGTCCATCTCAATCCAAATGATAAAGCTCATCTATGAAATTAGCCACTGCTATGGTCTTGTCCATCTCGATTTGAAACCGGCAAATTTTTTGTGGGATGGAGCCACCTTGAAGCTTATTGACTGGGGGTTTTGTCGGGACGAAACGATGCGCCAAGGACGTTTCCTCAAGTCTGGGCACGTCGCGCCTCCCCTCCACACACCCAAGGTCCAAACGTCCAATTACCGAGCCCCTGAAATTATTCTTGCGGGGTCAAAGGCACCACGAGGAGCACCTCAAGAGCTTTGGTCCTTGGGTCTATGCCTCCTCCACCTTTGGATGGGTAGGTGTCTTGGGAGCCCAGGAGACAAAGACCGTGTCTTTTTGTCCTTATGGTTCTCTCTTTTTGGCCCAATGGATCGTTACGAAAAAGTCGGCAATGACACGGGACTCTATGCGGGGTGGCGAGCGTTTTGTAAAAGGTTTGATGGGATTACTTTTGATCCGCCTAACCTTGGAGACGAGGTTTTCCCTGGCTTCCTCCAAGACTGGGTTGTCGGAAGGCTTTTGGTGACCAACCCTTCCCACCGGGCGACTTGGGAAGAGATTGAAGCTCATCCCGTCATTGGCGCATGTCTGGAGAAACCACCATTCTTCAAAGATCCCCTTCTGTGTCTGGCCGAATGGGTCCCAGGCACGGGCTTTGACCAAGCTAATCTCACCAGTCGCCACTGGTCCATCCTCCTAGGGTGGCTGTGGGAGGCGGCCCTCGTTACAGGAATGGACCTATCTACCTTTTTCTTGGGCGCCACTATCATCTTCCACTACAATCTCAAAGACGGTGCAATCCGCAAAAACCACTTTCAAAAACTTGGCATTGCATCGCTAAGCCTTGCGTCTCTTTGGTGTGATAAGTGGGGATTGTCTTCAAAGGATGCGGCTTACTATTGTGACAAGGCCTATACCCAAAGCGAGATTGAAGAGATGGCCTCCAACATCTTGAAAGTCGTGCCGCCCATCCTTGACCTTTGGCGCCGCTCCCCTTGGTACCTTTCCCTCCTCAACCTAAGTGATGAAAACCGCATCCTCCTCATCTACACCATGGCCCGTGACCTTATTGCAAATCCCCGCCACTTTGTGGTGAACCCCTTGGAGGTTGCAAAAAGTCATCTTGCCTTGGTCGCTTCAGGATTTGATCGAGAGGTGGATCTTCCCTACCAGCCTTCCGACTGGCGCCCCGCCTCTATGCGTGAAAAGATGGAAAAGGCGATGGAGCCGACGGATGCGGCTTACCGGGCATATTTTGGAGATTCGAATGGCGAATAAATATTTACATCCTCTAGGGCTGAGGACAAATGAATTGATTTCGTGATATTCAAGCATATCACCAAGGGTGATTTGGTTGGCTTGAGCCTTACCACTCACGACTACGTCATGATCCCGAAAATAAAGTAACACTGTTAAAATCACGGCAGTTTATTACAAATTTGGTAGGCTTACGCCTCTTTTTCTCGTTTCCGCTTAATGGCGAGTTTGAGTTGAGGATAGTTCTCCTTCAGGTAGGCCACCAAAAACCTGTATTCCTCTGTCAATTCCAAGGGTGAGTCTTTGGGGAGGTACTTGGAGACACCTGGAATGGGCGGCCTCATCAAGGAGATGGTAATGTCTACAGGCACATCCCATCGTCGGTCTTCAAAAAGGGCAAAAGGCACAATCTTGACCATGTCTGCCTCGTGGATCATGATACCCCCCGCCTCCTGGATCACCTTGGCCAGACGTGTCATTTCATCACGACTTTCCGCACGGACAGCCATGTCAATGACAGAGGTGGTCACCCAGGTGCGGTGGAGGCAAGACCCCAAAAGACGAATTGACGGAATTCGCTTCTTCCACCACCCAAGCGCCTTTTTGGCCGTTTCTCCGAGAGACCCTTCCAAGACCTTGTCCTGCTTTCGCCACCTCCGCCATGCAGCAGCCATCCTTCTACCAACCTTTTCCGAATCGCGGTTAGAGGAGCCCCTAGATCGGACGAGGAGCCCGAGGGAAACGGCCGCAATAATGACGGCCACTACAAGACATATAATTAATAAAGGAATGAGCATAGAGATTTTATTGAAAACCAGTTTCTTTTTCTCCGAAAAAGGATTGGTGTTCACCAATAAATACCAAGGTTTGACGCGGAGGGTCAGCGCGACTAGAGGCCTGGTCATATGAATTTTCCCTTGAAAAAGTTGAACTTTAAAATTTCCTTGTATAGGGCTGAGGACAAATGAATTGATACCTGGAAATCCAGTAACGCTGTTAAAATCACGAAAATCTATTCTATGGCTCGACCCGACATTGATCATGTAAAGATTACCAGTGGTCTTTGACCACTACTGAAATGTCGGACGAGACCTAGGGCCCAACACAAATTTTATAAGGAATGACAGGGAATTTTATTCAT